CATAATTTTGTACTCCTGAAGCACCGCAGCAAGCAGAAACATTCAGACGTCGCAGATAGATCAAATCATCTTCTTCAGGAAATGCCTCCCCCGAATGATCAGCATCCATCCAGCCGTAGCCTAATGACAACTTAGTTTCAATTTCGCGGGCCATTGTGTCTCCCATGATGCGAGGCCGCCCCGTGCCGGAATGAACTGATCCCTTCCTTATCTGAGAGAGAGTTGCATCCTTTCTGTTTCGTCCCAATTGGGCATTCAAATTGGCGATTGACCCATAACGCTCAATGAGGATATTCAGGTTTTCTCGTCTTATTTCAGTCGAAGTTTTCATAAATCTCTCCTTGAGAATAAATATAAGCCAATGGCTAAGTTGTCATTAGCCATATTGCCTGTATATAATATTAGCCAATAGCTATGCAAATAGAGAAATAAATATGAAACTTCGCAAGTGGTTAAAGAGCCAGCCGAGAGGAACCTTATCCAGGCTAGCTCGTTTTGTGGGCGTAAAAATTCCCAGTGCGCACAAGTGGGTGACGGAAAAATCCTGTCCGACTCTGGCGCACTGCGAAAGAATTTCCTTGTTCACACAAGGGAAAGTTACATACAAAGATTTCATGTAACCGGGTGCCTTATGTCTTACGTTCTGTCATTCAAAGCAGGGAAGCTGACTGTTGGTAGCGCAGCAGAAAAGGCCGTCCTCCGTTGTTTGTGTGATTACGCAAACGAGGACGGATCAAGCTGTCGTCCTGCCACCAGTACGATCTCTGCCGAAACAGAACTAAACAAGAAAACAGTTTTCAAGGCTGTGGCAAGTTTGGCTAGGGCTGGCTGGATTGAAGTGTCTTCTCTTAACGGACGGCAGAATTTCTATCAGATCAACGCCGCCAAAATTGAAACTGCTTTCCTGGAGACAAAGGCGGACAAACAGCAAACCAATACCAAAATTGGTACCGGTGTTAATTTTGGTACCGGTACCAAAAACGGTAGTGGAACCGATACCAAAAACGGTACCAAAACTAGTACCAAATTTGGTACCAGTACCAAAAACGGACCGATACCAGTACCAAAAACGGTACACAACTCAGTCAATACTCAGTCAATTATTAATACTTCTAAAGAAGTATTTGTCAGTAGAGCCGAGGACGGCTCTCCAGACGCCCCTGAGGATGCAGAGAAAGATCCACAGGAATTCGATCTCACGGAGCCAAAAAAGGAACTCACTCCGAAACAAAGATCAGCCCTTATCGGCTCCCATTGTCCGCATAAAAAAATCATTGAGCTCTATCACCAGTGCTTGCCAGAACTGCCGCGCATCAGAGTTTGGTCAGAAGCAAGAAAGAAAACACTAGCCGCACGCTGGAGACAGGTAGCAAAGGACAGAGAAATCCAAACCGAGAAAGAAGGGCTGGACTTCTTTGAAGGGATGTTCAAGTTCATCAGCAGATCTCCTTTCTTACTGGGAGAGAACGAACGCAACTGGCGACCTGATCTCGGCTGGATCATCAAAGACGAAAACATGACAAAAATCATTATTGGGAATTACCACCATGACTAATTTCAGAGATGTTGATTTCAACGCCCAAGAGAAGAAGGACAAGAAAGGCAAAGACCAACAACATAAGCCGAAGGTCTATGAACAGTTGTGTGCCGTTCACGGATGCCCTTGCACAGTTTGGTGCGGACAGTTAGCTCAGGGTATAACGGTTTGTGACCTCCACGAAGGTGTTAGAAAAGAGGATCTCGGTACTGTTACGGCCGGTATCTACTATTACAAAGACTTGTTAGATCTGGCAGAACGACTGCTCAGAGACTACAAGCTCATTGACGACTATCAGTCAAATTACAACCATCCTCATGTCGTTCAGGCGCTCACAGACTATTTCAGAAGAATAGGCATTCCAGAGCTGGCACCTAAGCTCAACATTCCGTGCCCGCAGATTGAAGGCAAACAGCGATACAGGGACGAGAGCGCATACGAGCTCGGAAACAGAATCAAAAAATGGGTCAAGGCCAAGATCGTTAAGCCATCAATGATTGAGGACAGCGAAGAGAACCAGAAGGGCAAGACTATTGAACAGCTATCCCCGCTCACCACATACGTGAACGAACTCAAACGCCGCGCCATCCAGAAGCAACAGGATGACGAAGCTTACTTTTAGGAGGCGGGGTATGTCGGATTCAGCCTGGACACTGCTGATGATTATCGTGGCGCCGATTGTGTTTATCAACCTGGTGCTCTTCGGGTTGCTCGTGAGGGCGGCGCTTCAGATCAGTAATGAAACCAAATTAACCGATCAGTTAAAAAGGAGCAAGTCATGAGCGGGTGCTGCATGTACTGCAAATACGCGGGTGCAGGTTGGATCAGCAGTAAAGACAGCTCAATCCACGTGGATAGATATGACGACTTTTACAGGGCCATGAATATCTATTGCAACAACCCAGAAAGAGGGATGGATGGTCAGTGTTTTCAGATCTCGTTCGTTCGCTGTTCTTTGTTTGAACGTGCAACAGATGAACGGATACAGAAACGAATTGAATTTTATTCAAAGTTTCCGAGATTCAGGATACACGCAGAACTAATCGCACAAAGACGATAACCAAGGAGAAAACAACATGGAAGATTTTGAAATCCTAATTCTTATTTTCAACATCATCACCTTTGCAATAGCAGTGGGAGCCTGCATCTTGTACTCAAATCTGGAACTTCAGCATAACTGCACCAGATGTCGGCTTTATGACGCAGAGGAAGAAATCGAAAAGCTCAAGGCTGAAATCGACTTTCTGAAGAAGAACAACGACTGAGGAGCAGACATGAACGCAGAGTTTCTTTTTTATTGCATGGTGTGCGGCTTTATTTTTATTTTGTCGTTCTTTCTTGTTGTGAAGTTTGTCGAAGACCTAAGCGACAAATCAGCCGAAAGAAGAACACAAGAACTAATCAACAAACTCTTGGAGGAGTACAGAAATGGGAAAAAGCCAACGAACTAAAGGAGCGACTGGAGAGCGCGAAATCTGCGATCTCATATTCCAAAACCTGGGCATACAAGTGCACCGCAACCTCTCCCAAACCCGTGACGGAGGAGCCGACATCAAGCTCAACCCTTACTCACTCGAAGTAAAACGGAGAGCGGCAATCGGAAATCTTTACGAATGGATGGAGCAGGCTGGAAACGGGTGCGAACCAGGTGAGCGCCCCATTGTCGTGTGCAGGGCCGACCGTAAAGAATGGCTGGCAGTGCTCCCAATCGAAGAACTATTCCGCCTCATTCGAGAAGAAGTGAGCGCGACTGGAGGGAAATGATGAATGAAGAAAAACGAGAACCAAGGGGACCTCTTCGGGCATACCGATACCACAGCTTATTGCCAGTCGAAGCCCAAAACAGCCTCATTGAAAGTGTCAGACTTAGAGAAAGAGAAAGCCAGGTACAACGAAATCTGCGCATATCGAGAACGATTGATCGAGTTAAGAGCAAATATCCAGAGTTTTTCAAATCTCGGTCTTGACCCGTCCACCGTTCTTTTATCTGACGCATCAGTGCGTGTCGGAGTGTCCAGCCCAAAGGCGAAGTATTCAGATCAGGACTTGATTCACTGCTTTGATCTTCGCTTAGCGGGCCTTTCTTTGCGTGAGATTGCTCAGAAGATGGATATTCCAATACGCACTTTACGAGACATTTTCTCAGGCAAAAGACGTGCAGTTATTCCAACCAAGTTCAAATGACCGTGCGCACCCGTAACCAGGACGGCTCAATACTGTAGAAAAATCGGGGGATTGTATGACTAAGAAAAAGCCATTGACCGATAAGCAGAAGCGTTTTATTGATGAATACATGGTGATCCGGGAGAAAAAATAGTGTTATCTCTTTTTAGCCGGAATGAGCTGGCGGATTCTTGCGACTTTGGCGGCGGGCTTGACCCAGAGATCTACCAACGAGTTGGTGAGTTCGGACATGATTTCGGCCAGTTCCAGGGTGTCGCTTTCAGAAAGGTCGTACTTTCCTTTGTGCGCAAATTCGTTGCCGGTATCTCGGCAGGCATCGCAAATCTCTTTAATGTCGTTCGTGATACCTCTTTTCTCTCCGAGAAGCTTAATCTTTTCCCAAAGCATGGCCTCAGGTTTGTAATCGGGGACCTCGCAGCTCTGGGCAACGTAGTCGGCCAGCTTCTCCAGACAGACCCGAAGCAATACACATGCGCTTCGGGGAGAAAGGGCAATAATGCTCTGCGCTTCAAGGAATTCTTTCAGAGCTTCTTTAGGCATGTCACGCGCCGGAGCAATCCCCCTTGGAGCCGGATAAGCAATTTTTCCGTCATCCCAATAGCTGAATTTTCCGCAGCTCAGGCAACAGGTAACGAAACGGTGGGGATGATACTCGAAGCAAGATCCTCCGCCGGGGATGGAAGGGTACCCGACAACTCTGAATTTAACCTCTTTCGAGCCTGTGATCGTGTCGGTAAGCACGTCGATACCGATATCGGCATTGAGAGCGTCTACAACAGGAAAAATAGAGAAAGCAGTTTTAGTCCCGCAGTGCGGGCATATATAGGAGCGTTCCATGAATAAATTTTCCTTTTTGCATGGGGGTATGGAAGTGAAGCATATCGATATTGTAAAAAATCGAACCGAGCAATTGAATGCTTCGTTTAAGGCAATAGCCGAGGCAAGAACCATTCTTAGCAGGCTCGAGGCTATGACCGGAGAAATCGCCGAAGGCAAAGGCGCTGATATCTCCGCAATTGCTGCATCAACTTCGGGCCTTCGGAACTGTACCGATCGAATTCTTGCGGGGATGGTCGAGGCTCAAACAATTCCGGGCGTTTACTTAGTACCCGCAAGCGAGGGCTGATGATCGATACTCACTTTTATGAACGCCTGGCTAACTGGCGACGGGTCTATGGCGACAAGCCGGTCAGGTGGCGCTCGCCTACGGATGTCGCATGCCGATATGCCCAGTGCTATTTTGAGCGCGCCCCGGAAACAGAAGAAGAAAAGTTCTGGAGGGAAGTTACCGAGCTCAAAGGGCGCGACCCGCTCCTTCCGGCGCCGGACTACTCGGACGCCGAGCTTCTGCAGCGCGCGTGGATGAGTTTGCCGGAGAAAATAGATTCACTGCCGGTAAAGCGGGCAGTTAAGGTTTTCGTGTTTGGCACGAATCGCGAGTATGAGCACTATTGCAGAAAGCAAAAGGTCCGGCCCAGTGGGGAGCCGGAATGGAGGAAAAGGTTTCTTGAGGTATTTTTCCAGGAAATAATTCGCAAAGAACAACCCGCTCCTTGCAAATAGCAAATGCTCCCGATGGTGAAGGCACCATCGGGTTCTTCATTAATTCTCAATCTTATTTTGGGACATATTCAGGAGAGCTCGATTGACGCCGTCTGCGTCAGCTAAGCCATTTTTGACCTTGTTAACCAAATATTTCGGGAATTGGGTCTCAACGTATTGCTGCAACCAGGCGCGGAATATACCTAAGGCCGCGATAGGGTATGCATAGGGATGTTGCGGGTTAGAGGCGGCTTGCCTGAAATACGGAGGGTAGTTATGTTCAAAAGAAATTCTTTTGCCTATACGTGAATTTCCAGCGGTTTCCTACTCTCGACGCCAAGAAGCTCGTTAACGCCCCAAAAATGTCAGCACATCATCGAGGGATTTGCCACTTTTAGATA